CTCCCGGGACGAGCTGCTGCAGCTCGCGATCGACGCCGCCGCGTCGGCGATCGAGACACGGTGTGGGGGCCGGACCTTCGGCCGGGCGGAAGGGCCGGCCGCCCGGCGGTACCTGGTCGGCCGGCGGCTGGCCCGGACCCGATCCGGTGAGCGGCTGCTGGTCGACGACATCGCCGACCCGGCTGGAGTGACGGTCGAGGCGGACGGGGTGCCGATCTCCGGTTGGGAGCTGCTGCCGGAGAATGCCGATGTTCGGGGCCGCCCGTACGACGCGATCACCCTCGACCCCTATGGGAGCTTCCAGGCGTACCGGGTGGTCCAGGTGACGGCGGTGTACGGCTGGCCGCAGGTGCCGGCGGCGATCAAGCAGGCGAACCTGCTGCAGGCGGTCCGGCTGTACCGGCGCAAGGACAGCCCGGAGGGGATCGCCGGGTCGGCGGAGTGGGGGCTGATCCGGGTGCCCAACCTCGACCCGGACGTCCGGGCGTTGGTCGAGCCGTACCGGCGGCCGGCTTTCGGAGCGTGACCCCGTGGACCTGAACGCTGTCGCGGCTGGCCTGGCCGCCAACGTCCGAGCGGTGCCGGGACTCACCGCGCTGGACCACGTGCCCGACTCGCTGCCTGAGCCGGTGTTTATGGTCGGCGAGATCGACATCGAGTTCGACCAGACCTTCGGCCGTGGCTCCGACACCCTGACCATCACCTGCCGGGTGATGGTCGCCAGGTCCGACGACCAGGGCGGCCAGCAGAAACTGCGGGAGTTTATGGCCGGCGGCGGGGTCACCTCGGTCAAACGGGCGATCGAGGCGGACCGGCAGCTCGGCGGGGCATGTGACGACCTGCGGGTGGTCCGGGCGACCGGCAACCGGTTGTTCGTGGTCGGCGAGACACGTTACTACGGGGTGGAGTTCACCGTGATGGTGATCGGGGACGGGAGCTGACCGTGGGCAAACAGACGCTGATCGACGTTCGATACCTGGTCGGCGGGGCCGACCTGAGCGGTCAGTCGAACCAGATCGAACTGTCCGACTCGATGGAAGAGAGGTCGGTTACGAACTTCCGCTCGGGCGGGGCGCGCGAGCTGGTCGCCGGGCTTGAACAGGTGGAGATCAACGCCGAAGGCCAGTGGGAGGTCGGCGACCCTGGGCGGATCGACGATGCGCTTTGGGCCAGCCGCCGGGTGGTCGAGCCGCACACCGTCGCGCCGAACGGGGAGTCGGACCTGTCGGCCGGCAGCGTGGTCTACCTGACCCGGGCGGCCCGGACGAGTGCGACCCTGTTCGGCGAGGTCGGCGAGGTCGCCCCGTGGACATTGCAGGCTGCGGGTTCGTGGCCGCTGGTCCGGGGCCGCTGCCTGCACCCGTCTGGGGTCCCGCGCTCGGGTGATGGGGTCGGTCAGGCGTTCCAGTTCCCGGCGATGGTCAGCGGCCAGGCGGTCTACGCCACCTTGCATGTCCTGTCGGCCGCCGGCACCGGCGCGCAGCTTGAGGTGCGGGTCGAGTCGAGCGGCGACGAGGCGTTCACCAGTCCGCAGGTTCGGGGCGAGTTCGAGGCTGCGCCGGGGGTCGGCGGCCAGGCGATCAAACTGCCCACCCTGCACACCGACACCTGGTACCGGGTGGGTTACACTGTTACCGGCACTAACCCGAGCTTCCTGTTCCTGGTCGCTCTGGGTATCGCCTGAGGGGGCACGGGATGGGCAAGAAGGTACTGATCGACGCGGTGGTCACGATCGCCGGCAACGACCTCACGAACAACATCTCGAAGGTCGAGCTGAACGACGAGTTCGAGGAGAAGGAAATCACCACCTACGGGTCGGGCGGCGCCAGGGAGGTGCTCGCCGGGCTGGAGTCGGGCTCGGTCTCGGTGACCTTCAAGAATGACTACGCCGTGGGCTCGGTCGACGAGGTGATGTGGGGGCTGCGCCGGCAGGTGGTCGAGTGCACCGTCAAGCCCAGCGCGGAGCCGGTGTCGCCGAGCAACCCGAAGTACGTGTTCAACATCCTGATCAACAGGTGGACACCGATCGCCGGTTCGGTGGGCGACGTTGCTGAGGTCGACGTCGAGTTCCCGATGTCCGGGCCGATGGACCGTCAGACGTCGTGATCGAGCTCAGTGCCGACGCCCAGCGTACGGCGCTGCGTGCGCTCGGCCGGGCAGTCGAGGCCGAGGCGGACGGCAAGAAGCTCAAGCGGGAGCTGGCGAAAGAGCTTCGCGGGGTGATCGAGCCGCTGCGGCAGCAGGTGATCGCCCGGTTGATGCGGATCCGCTCGGCTGGCCACCCGGGTCCGTCGCTGCGGCGGGCAGTCGCCAGGCAGACCCGGGCGGCTGTCAGGTTCCGGGGGGACAACACCGGGGTGAGCCTGGTACAGCGGGCCCGGGGGATGCCGCGCGACTTCCGGTACGCGGGACGCGCGCTGAACCGGCCGGAGGGGTGGCGGCCCCAGGCGCTCGGCGGGGTGCGGGTGCAGCAGCTCGCGACCCCAGCCGAGTGGTTCGACCAGCCGGTCGGGGACACGGCGACGGCGGTCGACGCGCGGCGGGCGATCGACAGGACGTTGGAAGACATGGCCCGGCGGATCGCCCGTCGGGCGAAGTGAAAGGGGAGGCGAGATGTTCGTCAGGTACGCACCGGAGGGCGGCCAGGAGCAGTCCTGGGAGTTCGACCCGCACCAGGTCCGGGCGGCCGAGGCCGAGGTCATCGAAAAGCGGTACGGCAAGGGCTACGAGGAGTGGGTGAACGGGGTCCGGTCGGGCGAGGTGAAGGCTCGGCGGGTGTTGCTGTGGCACCTGCTCCGGCGGCAGCATCACACGCTGCGGTTCGAGGACACCCCAGATTTCCTGCTGTCCGAGCTGGTGTGCGAGCACTCGGTGGCGGAGCTCTGGACGATCAAGGAGCGGATGGACAAGGCCAACCTCGACCCGGACCAGCGTGAGCAGGTGCTCGTGGCGCTGGACATTGAGATCTCCGAGGCGATGGCCCGGGAGCAAGCCCGCAGCGCGCCGGCCGGCGCGCCGCTGCCCGAGACCCTCGAACCGGGGGGTATGGAGGCCCCAAAAGCCGGATAGAGCGGCTGCGCCAGCGCTATTGGATCGAGATCGCGATGCACCTGCACATCGGCCCGCGCGAGCTTGAACAGCTCACTGTGGTAGAGTTTGAAGAGGCTATCCGGGCGATCGAGCAGATCCGCAAGGAGTTGCAGAAAGTGGGGTGAGTCGGGTGGCAGACACCAGCCTCATCTTCAATATCATCGCCCGGGACAAGACCAAAGCGGTGTTCAGCAAGATGAAGGGCGCGGCGCTGGCCGCAGGTGCCGCCATCGGCATCTCGCTCGGTGCCGGTGTCACGAACGCTCTCAACAAGAGCAAGCTCGACGGTGTGCTGGCCGCCCAGCTCGGTGCGACTCCGGAGCAGGCTGCGGCGCTCGGGAGGGTGTCCGGGCAGGTCTACGCGGCCGGGTTCGGCGAGGACATGGCGCAGGTGTCGGCGGCCATCAGATCGGCGGCTCAGAACGGGCTCGTCGACGTCGAGCGGATCGCCGACCAGACTTCACAGGCCACGGTGAAGCGGCTGCTCACCGTGTCGACGGTGCTCGAAGAGGAAAGCTCGAGGGTGTCCGCTGCGGTCACCACGATGCTGCGGACCGGGATGGCGGGGTCGGCCGACGAGGCGTTCGACCTGATAGTTGCGGCCACGCAGCGGGGGGTGAACAAGTCGGGCGACCTGATCGACACCTTGGAGGAGTACCCGACGCTGTTCCGGTCGCTGGGGTTGAACGGGCAACAGTCGCTGGGTCTGATCGCGCAGGCCATGGCCGCCGGTGCCCGTAACGCCGACCAGGTTGCCGACGGTTTGAAGGAGCTCAGCATCCGGGCGATCGACGGGTCGAAGGGGGCGGCCGAGGCGTACAAGCTGCTCGGCCTTGATGCCGAGCAGATGATCGCGAAGATCGCGAAGGGCGGGCCGTCGGCGGCCGAGGGGATGGATCAGATCCTTGACCGGCTGCGCGCGATGAAGGACCCGGTTGCGCAGAACACGGCTGGGGTTGGTCTGCTCGGGACGAAGTGGGAGGACATGCGGGACGCGGTTCTCGCGATGGACCTCACCACAGCGGCCGAGCAGATGGCGGGGGCGGCCGGGGCAACCGACAGGGCGGCAGACTCGGCCGTGCAGAAGGTCGAGAAGTTGAAGCGCACGGTCGAGATGGGTTTGACCAATGCGCTGGCCGCAGCTGCCCCCGCGATCGAGTCGACTTTCGGCTGGCTGTCGCGCAACAGCGACTGGGTGATGCCGTTGGCGATCGGCCTCGGGGTGCTCGCTGGGGTGATCTACACGGTGATCACGGCGACCAAGATCTGGACGGCGGTGCAGACTGCCCTGAATATCGTGATGACGATGAACCCGATCGGGTTGATCGTCATGGCTGTCCTCGCGCTGATCGCGGTCATCGTCCTGATAGCCACGAAAACAACCTGGTTCCAGACCATCTGGTCGACTGTCTGGGGTGCGGTCAAGGCGGCGGCGCAGTTCGTCTTCGACTGGATCGTCGGCGGGTGGAAGTTCCTGATCGACACCTTCCTGGCTGGGGTGAAGCTGTGGTGGTCGGTCTTCTCCGGCTTCTGGAAGAAGGTCGGTGAGATCGCCGCCGCGACGTGGAATTGGATCACTGACAAGATCAGTGGCTTCGTCGATTTCGTGAAGTCCCTGCCGGGCAGGATCTCGAAGGCTGCGCGGGGCATGTGGGACGGCATTAAGAACGCGTTCCGGTCGGCGATCAACTGGCTGATCGGCGCTTGGAACGGGCTCTCGTTCGGGATCCCCGCTATCGAGATCCCGTTCGTCGGCACCGTCGGTGGCGGGCAGTTCCGCGTGCCGCAGATCCCCTACCTCGCGAAGGGTGGCGTGGTTCAGACCGCTGGTCTCGCGGTCGTCGGTGAGCGCGGCCCGGAGCTCGTGTCGCTGACCGAGGGTGCCCAGGTGACGCCGCTACGCAGCGGCGGGCAGGCACCTGTGCTTGAGATCCGATCCGGTGGTTCCGCGCTAGATGACCTGCTCGTCGAGATCCTGCGCGGCGCGATCCGCAAGCGCGGCGGCAACGTGCAGGCTGTGTTGGGACGGTCGCGATGATACTGTTTCCTGCCGTCGTCGGGTTGTATCTCGGATCGCTGGGCTGGGTGGACATCTCCGAGGACGTGCGCCTGGAGTCAGCGGACTCGGCTGGCGGCATCACGATCACCCGGGGGCGCGCGAACGAGAGCCAGCACGTCGACCCTGGCACCGCCAGCCTGGTGATCAACAACCGGCACGGCAAATACTCGCCGCGTAACCCGCGCAGCGAGTACTACGGGCTGATCGGCCGGAACACCCCGATCAGGATCGGGGTCCGGGTGGCGGCGGACGCCTTCGATCGGACACTCTCGGGCGGGTGGGGCACCGCCGATGAGGGCGGCACGTGGTACCGGTGGGGCGAGAGCGAGGCCTACGCCGTCGACGATGGCGAGGCGACGATCACTCACTCGACCATCAACACCCTGCGCGGTATCGCGTTCGACCGGGAGTACCGGGACGTCGAGCAGGTGACCGACATCGCCACGTCGGCGATGATGACCGGGGGTGCGCTGGTCGCCGGCCACATGGTCAGGTGGAACGACGTGACCGACGACTTCTACCACCTGCGCTGTGAGTTCAACGGGGACAGCTCGACGGTCACGGCGAGGATCACCAAGCGGATCGGTGGGTCGACGACGACGCTCGCGCAGGCCACCAACATCCCGGGGGTGAGCTACTCCGCAGGGGTGCCGCTGCGGGTCCGGTCTTCGGTGGCCGGCGCACGGCTGGCGATCAAGATCTGGCAGGTGTCCGACCCGGAGCCCAGGGACTGGACGCTGACCGCCGTCGACACGACCCTGACCGCCGGCCGCGCCGGCATGCTGACCTATCTGGTCAGCACTGTCACGAACACCCTGCCGGTCACGGTGTCCCACTCCAACTATCTGGCTCTCGACCCTCGGTATGTGGGGGAGGTGTCGTCGTGGCCGTCGCGGTGGGACCTGTCCGGCCGGGACGTGTGGGTGCCGATCGAGGCGGCCGGGATCCTACGCCGCCTCGGCCAGGGTGCCCGGCCGGTCTCCGCGCTGTCTCGCGCCTACGCGGCCGCGTCGCCGCAGCCGATCGCCTGGTGGCCGCTGGAGGATGGCCCGAACGTCGACCGGGCCGCGTCCGGGCTGCCCGACGGGCCACCGATGGTCGACATCGGCAAGAGCCCATCGCCGTACAGCAGACTGGGCACGCCCGAGGGTGAGGTGGTGTGGGGCGTCGAGGGGTCCGGGGGGGCTGCGGCGCTGGTCGGGCTGGAAAACAACGGCCGACTGGCGGCACCGATACCTCCATCGTCGTCGACGGCCTGGACCGTCGAGTTCGTGGTGCGCTACCCGGCCAAATCGGAGCTGAACGCGGGGTCGGTGCCGATGACGCTGTGGGCGCAGGACTCCTACGAATGGTCGTTCCTGTTCTCTCCGGACGGTCTGATGCAGGCCGCTGGCGGCACTACCCCGCCCGGCGGCACCGCCATGGTGGTACTGGAGACGGCGTTCAATGCGTGGGATGGGCTGCTGCATCACGTGCGGCTCGTGGTGGAGCATCAGGGGGCGCACACCGCTCACTACCTGTACCTCGATGGCGAGCTGCGCGACTCCGCGTACTGGTTCGATTTCCTCGCTCCGGTGCCCGACATGTTCCTTCCCAACGCGTACCACGACACGGGCTCGCGGGAGGCGGCGATCGGGCACCCCGCCCTGTTCGACTTCGCGGACCATTGGGACACCGCTCGGCCACGGGCGACGCAGGCGTGGGCCGGTGAGGGCGCCGTCGACCGGATCTCCCGGCTGTGCGCGGAGAACGGGGTCCCGCTGGCGCTCGTCGACTCCAACAGGCCGTCGTCGACGCCGATGGGGCCGCAGCGTGTCGACACGCTGCTCACGCTGCTGCGTGAGTGCGCCGACGCCGACGTGGGGATCCTGTACGAGCAGCGCGCCGACCTCGGGCTCGCCTACCGCACCCGGGCCAGCCTCTACAACCAGGCCCCGGTGACGTTGGACTACGCGGCCGGGCACATCTCGCCTCCGTTCGAGCCGCTCGACGACGACGACGCGGTACGCAACGACATCGAGGTGTCCCGCCCCGAAGGGTCATCGGCGCGGTCGATACAGCGGACCGGCCCGCTGTCGGTGCTGCCGCCCCCGGACGGCGTGGGCACGTACGACGAGTCGATCACCGTCAACGTGTCCAGCGATGTGCAACTGCCGGACCAGGCTGGCTGGCGGCGGCACCTGGGCACTTGGGACGCGGCGCGGTATCCCCGCATCACTATCGACCTCGCGGCGACGGCGTGGCGGGCCGGCCGCAACCTGGCCGCCCTCGCCGTCGCGGCGGACACCGGTGACCGGCTCGCCGTCGACAACCTCCCCGACTGGCTGCCGCCGGGACCGGCGGATGTGATCGTGCAGGGCTACACCGAGCGGCTGGACGCCTACGAGCGGACGATCACCTGGAATGCGACCCCGGCCGGGCCGTGGGATGTCGCCACGGCCGGCGGCGTGCAGCGGGTGCCGACCGTGGGCAGCACGCTGGCCGCGCCGCTGGCGGATGGGGAGATGACCGCGAGCCTCGCCTGCACCGTGACCAGGTGGGTGACAGATTCCGCCCATTTCCCGTTGCGTCTGCGGATTGGCGGCGAGGAGGTGGAGGTGTCGGCGATCTCCGGTACCTCGTCGCCGCAGACGGCGACGATCGCCGCTCGCGGGCTGAATGGGATCACACGCTCGTGGCCGGCTGGCACGCCGGTGCAGGTTTCGGACCCGGCTATCGTTCCACTGTGAGGGGGCGCTGAATGAGCATTATCCGCGCGGGGATGGAGTTGTCCCCGAGCGTTTTGCAGCCGCCTTGGCAGGACTTCAGCCCGACCGTCTATACCGGGATGTCCGGCACGCCG